AAAGTTAATAACGAAGGAATTGAAACAATAATCGAAGATATTGAATGGAATCCATCTAAATTTGGTGTTCTGGTTCCACGGATTACTATCAAACCAGTCATTATTGACGGGGATACTGTCCGTCATACTTCAGGTAAAAATGCTAAATTTGTGGAAGAAAATGGTCTCGGAAAAGGGGCGGCAGTCAAGGTGATTAAGAGTGGTGATGTAATTCCTGAAATCATCGATGTGGTTAAAAAGGTGAAACCCAATTTTCCAACAGACGTAAAATACCGCTGGAATGAGACACATGTTGATATACTTTTGAATGAAAACAAAGTTAATGATGAAATCCAAATTAAACGCCTATTACACGTGTTTCACGCTCTTGATGTTCGGGGAGTCAGCATCGGTTTAGTGACGAAGTTTTATGAAGGGGGGTACACAAAATTTTCTGATTTTTTGGACATCACAATTGATGATATTATGGAACTTCCGGGGTTTCAAGAAAAATCAGCAACCAAAATTTACCGTGCTATTAACGATACTCTAGACCAAGAATTTCCACTGGAAACAGTGATGAAAGCGAGTCTGATTTTCGGGAATGGTTACGGGGAGAAAAAGTTAAGGATGGTGATTGAAACTTACCCAAATCTACTAGAAAACCCAAAAATCATTACTTTGGAAAATTTAAATAAGGTAGAGGGTTTCTCCGATAAAAGTAGTCAAGGATTTTTGGAGCATTTTCCACAATTTTTGAAGTTTTTAAAGGGGAACCCATACTATAAAATTAAGAAATTTGAAACAAAAAAAGGTAAGCTGTCTGGAAAAACATATGTATTTACTGGATTTCGAGATGCCAAACTAAAAGACCAAGTTGAATCTTTGGGTGGAAAAGTTTTGGATTCCGTTAGTGCCAAGACGGATTTATTGGTCTACGGAAAACCAGAAGACTTGGATAAATCCAAAGGCGCCAAAGCTAAGAAACTGGGAATCAAAACTATTATCAGAGGAGACTTTCAAATCTGATATTATTATTTTCATTATACAACAAATATAATGAAAAGAGTAAAAGGAAAATCAAAAAGTTAAAATGAAATTCTATTATACAAAAAACACACTCAAAAATGGAGACTTTTAGTAACTGTCAACATGAAATATCTAATAATGTGTGTCAATTATGTGGTTTAATGTTAGATAATGTTGTTGATACTAAATTAGAATATACTAAAAATTGTCCAAGAATTTCTGGAGGCAAAATGAACCTATTAGATTCTATAAACGGGGTACCAATTGAAGTTATTTCTAAAGCAAAATCTAATATAACGGAAAAAGAATCTCTTACTGGTAAAAAAGTTAGAAACGACGCAAAAAATACTTTTGTTGAGATATATGCTGCATATTTAGAGTGTGGTTATAGTGATTTCAATCCTCAAAAACTTGCTAAAAAATTAAAATTATCCAGAAAGGATGTTAATTGGTGTCTTAAATTAGCATCTGGGACTTCTTTAACTTCTAATATTTCAGATGATGCTTTTTCTTATGCATCCATTGTAATTCTTTCTCCTGTAGCTTATATAGATGTTAAATGTAGAAAAAATAATTTAACAGAATATAAAGATATCATTATTGAGATAACAAATCAAATATTAGAGAAAAAAGATATCTTATATTCTTCAAGACCAGAATATGTATCATGTGCTATAATCAAGAAATTTTGTGAAGTTAATAATATTAATATCAAATGTTTCAGTTCCAATAATGACATATCTGATAATGCTCTAAAAAAATGTATGAATGATATCAAAGAATTTGATAATTTATTCAAAGTAGAAAAGACAGATTAAATAATATAGAGATATTATTTAATGAAATAATAAAATGGGTAAAAGAAATAAAAAAAGTTTATTAGACTTGAAAAGATATGATTTGGGTATGATTGAAATTAATAAATATGGAATTTTTAGTTTATCTAATAACGGAAGAATTTTATTTTTATTCCTAACAGAAGTACTAGGTTTCTGGTTTGCTAGTTTTATATTAACTAATTGGCAGAATTTTAACAATACAACTCACGGAATCACTATCATAGTTTTCAGTATTATGGTTATTAGTTTATTATTTATTTCTATCTTTTTTAAAAATCGATTAGGTTTTGAAAAATCAGAATATTTAAAACAATTTGGAATTTTATTGTTTATTATTCTAGTTTATCTAACCCTTTACTACTATGAGAAAGATGAATTTAATGCCACTTATTATTTAAATCCAATGAAAATTTTATATACATTTATACTTATTTATATGTTATCTTTCTATTTAGTTCAAAATATGATTAAGTAGTTAAAAATAAATTTCTTTTTGATATTTAAGATATTCTGAAACAATGTTAAATTCTTTAGAATAAAATTTATAAATATATTTTTTAACACTTGGTTCTATCCCTTTATTTTTGATAATATCATAAATAACTTTTTGTAAATTTAAAGTAACTTCGGATTTTCCTTTCTTAATCATAACAGAGTTACGGTGATAGAAATATTTACTTCTGATATCTTTGTTGTATAACTGATAAATTTTTTTCTTACATTTTAAATAATTATTTTCAGTAACTTGATAGTATATATTATAATAACATTTTTCATAAAATAAAGAAATTGTCAAAACCTCTAAATTTAAATATTCTTCTAATTCATTTACTTTGATAAAATTACTTTGATATCTAGTAAAATAGTTTAAAAAATCTTCTCTTTTTCCTTTTTGGAGAAGAGTAATTAATTTTCTTTTGTGGTCTAGAGAATATAAACCAAAATAATTCTTATTACTAAATAGAATGATACTTTTTAAAATTAATTCTAAATTCTTTACTTTAATGATAGATTCTAAAACTATTTCTTGGTATTCTTCGTTAAAATATTGAATCAATTTTTTCAGAATTGTGTTCCTTCTCGAAATTACATCTTCAAACATTTTATTATTCTCTTTCTCTTATTCTCTTTAATCTAAATTGAGGTCATAATTATCTTGTAGTTCCGGAACATCCATTCCGTCTATTTTATCACCTCTATTAGAAAAATATCTATAAATGATAAAGGAAACAGCTACTAAAGCAAGAAAGTAATTGTTCTTAAAATTCTTTTTAATATAGTATGATAGAGCTAATAGAAAGTAGAAAAATAAACTGATAACAGTTTCAATATTAGTTTTTTCTTCAGTTATCTTATTTGCATTGATTTTAAAATTGTTCAAAAAACTCATTTTTTAATAATTAGTTCTTTTTGATATAAAATTTTAAAATCCAAGGATTTTTTCTCTTTTTTGTTTTGGAGAGTGTAAAAGATATAGAAATGTTTTGACATCTGACATCCCTCTTGTCATTTGTCTTGAACTCCCGTGATTATACATTTTTATTTTTTATTTATCCTTATAATTAAAAATCAATTTAATTCAATATTCATAATATAATTAGATATATTCTTGCATTTCATCAATTTCAATAATTCTGTTCTTAATTTTATCATTCTTTTCTTCCAATCTTAAAATAGTTTCGTTGATTGTAAAAATAGAGTGATTGATTCTATCAATAGCTTTATAAAGATTGTTTACATTTTCTACTTGTTCGTTAAAAATCTGAAATCTAACAAACATGTTAACTGTTACTTGGTCAAAAGATTCTTTGTCTTCTTCTGTTAATTCATCTTCATGAAATTTTCCATAATAATCAGATGAATAAGTTGAAAGAGTTTTCCAATCAGCTACAATATCTTTTGTAACTCTTTTGTAAACTCTATCAAATTGGTAAATTTTATCTGTTAACTCTTTAGTTGTTTCCATCAAATTTTTAATAGTGCTTTTGTTAGTATTTATTTGTTGATTTTGAATTACTTGATATGTTAGTTTAGTTCTTTTAATTGTTTCTAAAGGAGATTTAAGTAGATGACTCAACTTAATAATTGAATAAACAAAAGGAATATTTGCCTTTTTATCTAAAGTGGTATCAACAGTAGTATATGTGTCTGAATAAATAGTTCCTTCTGAATCTCTTTTCATAATGACATAATCTATTCCATCAAAAAAGACAACTCCATATACATCATATGTTATTTTATTTCTAACACCTTCAATAAAAGAAGAAGACATAGTATTACCTTCGTCTTTGTAATTAATTTTTATAATTTTTTCTTCATCAAAAACTTTAACTTTTTCTTTATCTAGTTCGATAAAAACAATCTCACCGTTGGGGTCAAAACAAATGACATAATCAATAAGTGAGTTTTCCTCATTAAAAATAAACTTGATGATGTTATAACGGTATGAGTTGAGTTTATCTGTAATTTCGGTGATTTCTTTCTTGACTACAGGAGATTTGGGAACTTTAATTTTAAATCTTTTAGGAGTTAGTGTTTGGATTCCTTTCCGTGTTGTAATTTCTATTTCTTCTCGGATATCTTCTTCTTCAGAATCACTATCTGTGACACTTTTCACTTCCAATTCGTCCTCATAATCTCTTTCACTTTCCTCATCATCACTCCTAATATCTTCCTCTTCTTCTCTTTGCTCCTCATTATCACTCCTAATATCTTCCTCTTCTTCTCTTTGCTCCTCATTATCACTCCTAATATCTTCCTCATTATCACTCCTAATATCTTCCTCATCATCACTCCTAATATCTTCCTCATCATCACTCCTAATATCTTCCTCTTCATCTCTTTCACTCCTAATATCTTCCTCTTCATCTCTTTCACTTCTGATATCTTCCTCCTCCTCGTCATCACTCCTAATATCTTCCTCCTCCTCGTCATCACTCCTAATATCTTCCTCATCATCACTCATGACCCCTTCGTCAGTAACGTATGATTCTGATTTTGGTGTAACAACAGGAGAATCTCCTTTTAGTAAACTTTCAATATCTAACAAATCTTCTTCATTGTGTTCCGGAACTCTAACAGGACTAACAACTTTTTTCTTTTTACCTGAAGTAAGATTAGGAGCAAGAAAAGCTAATGATTTTTCAAAACTAGTTCTTTGCATTTGAAAAGCGATTTTATTTAAACTTTATATAATATAATAAAGTTTATAAATAATATAATAATTAATTAACATCCAGTCCTGCTAACAGGTCATCAACGTTTTCATCTTCTTCGTCTTCATCATCCATGTCAGGGATTTCTGGAATATCCGGTGTTTTCTTGGAACCTCCACAATAATGATATTTATAAGAATATTTTTCAAGTTCCTTGAGGTCATCTTCGTCAAGCTCGATAACACTCTGCAGATACAGTGAACTATCAAAATCTTCGTCGTTGAACTTACCACCGAAAGTAAATTCGTCTTCTTCACGGTTCTTACGAACCAGAATGTAATGACCACTGATTTCAATACTGGAACGATAATCAGTATAATCCTCATAAGCACCGTTTTTGATTTTCTTAATTTTCAGTTTTTCCGGAGACTTTCGTTTCTTGGCTTTGGTGGGTGTAACATTACCAGTATCTTGACCTGTCAAGAAATTTTCAGGAGTTGGAGAAACTACACCATCTTTCAAACCAGTAATGGAATGCATCGGGACTTCGTTTTCCGTTTCAGGAAGAGAAACTCCGTATGTTGGAGTTCCTTTTACTTGATTTCCCTGATTTCCAAGACGAATTTTCTCGTAACGGTCCTTATTACTGGCATTTGCTTTCATAGTGTAATTCCGTTCACATTTTTTACATCGAACTCTGTAATTTTCCATGTCTTCTTTTGTCCATTCGGATTTAGTTTCTGGGTTTTTATCCATAGCTAGTCGAGCACAATGTTTGTTAAGTTTTTCACCTCTCGTGAAAATCCAATCACATAAAATACTTCCAGGAGTTTTCTCTTTTTTAACAATATATTCTTCATAAGTTAGACATATTTCTTCATCTTCATCTTTTTTAGGGGTTTTTCGAGGAGAACGTTTTTTAGAGGTACTAATATAAGTTTCATCATATTTTTGAGATAAATGTTCCAAAAGCTTGTTAAAAGTTTCACTTTCCGTATCAAAATCGAGTGACAAAAATTTAATAGATTCAGTAGCAAAGAATGGAATAAATTCCTTCTTAAGAGCTTCTCCGATAACCTTGTTCATTTTGTTAACAACTGACATATTGATTCGGTTTAATTGTTATCAACTAATTTAATAATTTAAAAATCATTTTTAAATTAAAAGATGAATCCGAAGAATTATACTTATATACCTGTAACTATAGCATTATTTTTACAGGTTGTATTTCCATATTTTAAAAATATTTATTGTTTAGAATTTTGGATTACACCGCCTTTTTATTTCTGTATCACTGTTTTTCTAGCAACATATGTTTTATTTGGTATATTACTTTGGAAATCCAGAGAAATAAATAATAATGAGATTTTTGGAATGACATGGACTTTAATTGTTCTTAATTTAATCTGGGTGTATACCTTTGTAAAATATAAGAAATTTAGTTTATCTATTCTGTTTTTATGTCTCTTGTTTGGTTATTTTACATACAATGCTGTCTTTTTATCAGAATTATCAGACCCAAATGGAAACGGATTACAAGATTCAACAACACTTTATATCAATTTATTGTCTATTTACATCGTTTGGATTGGAATGATGATAACTATTTTAATAGAATCCTCTTCTCCTTATTTAGCTAAAAAGTTTTTAGATAAGGGAAAAAAGAAACTTTCATCCTTTCTTAATACTAAGAAAGGAACCTCCTATTACCTGAAATAAATTAAGGAGGTAAACCGAAAGTTTCTTTGAGGATAGCTTCCAGTTCTGTAACATAATCAGATTCTTGGTAGAAAGTATTTTTTTTATTGTCTTTACTTCTAATATATTTTCTCATGAAATGATTAAATAAATAACCAATAATAACATAAAATATTTCCATGAATTTTCCATCTTTCAAATAATCTATAGTCTTCATACTTTTGAAAAGCTGGTAACATCTAGTATTTTGAAAAGTAAATTGGTATGGAGTTGTTTGAAAGTTTTTAACAGTTAATTTAATAATATTTTCAAGAGTTCCTTCAGGAGTATAATCTAAACTAATTAAATCTTTGCAATCTGAAAAATAAGTAAAAGATAAATTTAAATAGGAAGTCAATATCTTATCCATCTCTAAAGGTTTTAAAATTCCTCTAATATCTGTTTCTCTTATTCTAGCTAGAATAGCCATTTCATTAACAAAACTATTATAAATATCATCACTGTATCTATTACTAATTTCGTTTTTAGAATCAAAAACATCTTTCAAACTTTCATCAATAGACCTTTGGTCTTTTGATTTTTTCAAACCTAAAAACTCTAAAATGTTAACTTGGGATTTAATAGTTTCTAGAAAAGAATCAGGTAGTTTCTTTTTTGTGTATGGGTTTGTCTCTGTAGCAATTAAAGAATCAAATAAATCAGAAGTAAAACACCATAATTCTCCGTCATCTACGTAAAAAGCTACTCTCCCGTCATTAAACGCATATGGATTGTTTATTAATGTAGTTCTGTTACTACATCTAAATCTATCTAATGTATCTGTTTCTCTGACATCTCCAGCATCCATCAAAGTTCTAGCTATTCTTTCTTTTTGTCTTTCCATAGCAGCGTTAAAATAAGTTAATCTATCAACATTACTGATTTTTTCTAATTTAGAACAAATTTCACTAGACGACAATCCAAAATCAATGTTCAAGTCAAAAGCTATTTGACGTAATTTTTTGTTGGCAAAACCAGATTTAACTTGTGTTTTTCGACACAATTTTTTCCATTCAGGGTTACGAAAATCTTCTCGGATTCCTTCTAACAAGTCGACGGAACCTTCCAACGATAACATTTGAAGTTGTCTATTGTCTACCATGGCTCCTGTCTTGATAGCATATGATATCATCTGACCGTATGTGTCTTTTAAAATGTTATCTTTAGCGGCTAAATTATACCGACAAATTAATTCTGTCATTGAAAGATAATCTAATTCACCTCCTTTATCCAAAACATGTTGGAATATTTCAAAATTCTGTCCATTAATAGATAAATAAACTGACTGCTGCATTCCAAGATAAGTATTCCAGAAAAAACAAGCGTCTTCAGCGTTGTCAATAAGAGAAATAGCGCTGGTAGTAACAACCATATTAAATAAAACCACAGATTTAAGAGGGTCTTTACCAATAGTTTTAGGAAAATCAAAATTTTGGTCTAGCACGATTTTCTTAATTTCTTTCCATTCCATATTATAATTTGTTGGAGGTGTACCAGATGTATAAAAATATTTATTTAAATTAATTTTTTCCGGAGGTTTTTCAAATTTAATAATATCTCTGACTGTCTTGGCATCTACTCTTCCTCCTGTGTAAGCAGGTGATAGAAAATTACTTCCTCTCAACTGTAATACATCATAAATACAATCTTTGTATTGGCTTCTGTCAGCAACGGTATTAATAAAAACTGCTATATGAATACTAACTTTATAAGGTCCTTCAAAATAATAATTGGAATCTAATCCGTTTCGAAGAAGATATCCTAACAGTAAAACAAACTCAAATCTTTCTGCATCCTCTTTTCTAATATTTTTAATAATTTCTTCTGGTTCTATTCTACCGTTTTCTATACCAAACTTAATATGAGCAAAGTATTGATTTTGTAGAAAAAGAGAAGTCAGGGATGCTATTTCACTTCTTTCCAGAGGAAGACCTTCATTTAATTTTTTAGCACCGCTTCCAGCTAATGATAAATCTGTAGGAGTAGCGAAGGACATTTTATTTTAAGAATTGATTTTAAAATAAATTCTTTCTTTTAAAAATGGATAATCTATATTCTAATTTGAGAAAAGGAGAACCAAAAAATAATAAATTAGTTATAGAAACACTAGTTATAAAATTTAAAACACAAGAAAGCGAAGAATATTTTGAGCTACTTGGTAATGTTTGTGAATTTATTTTCAGTGAAAGATTAGAATCAGAAGATATTAAATCTTTGTTAGAACCTTTCGATCCAGAAGAAGATTTAGATTGTGTCATTATAACTTTATGTCGTGATTTCGTTACTTCTAATGAAATAACTAAATATATTGTTCAAAATTTGAGATATATTAGTGATGTAATTCATATGTTGTCGCTTGCTTTTTACAAAAAAAGAGAATCTAGTTATGCTATGATTGCTGAAAATTTGCTTTATTGTTATCAGCATGAATTAACAAATAGAGATATACAAATTTTGATGGAAAATATAGAAAGATATATTGATGATTCTAAAGATAAACATAATGATATTATGAAAAAATATTTAGAAGGTAAAAAGAAATTTGAGGCAGATAATTACGAAACTCCTTATTGGGTTAGTTTAATTGAAGGAGAAAATATTTCTTTACTTTCTAGTGTCCCTGTTGGTGAAACATATGATTATAAACAAGTAGCAAAGTATGAAAAATTACCAGAATTTTTATCTGGTTTTTTTCATGAATTTGTTCCTAAAAATAAAGACGACGAGAATGAAGAAAATTTTTTCTACGACGATTTACCCGAAAATATTAAAGAATCTATTAATACTTTTTTGATGGTAAGTAATGAAGCTGAAAGCAAAGAAGCTAAAATTAAAATTGGAACACCTGAAAGAGTTTGGGGTCCAATTAATAGGATTATCGGTGAAGATTGTTGTTCAGGACCTGATGGAAAAGGACCTTGTAGGATGCTGTTATGCGAATGCTTGGAAGGTGAAGAAGATGAAGGAATTTATAAACCAGAAGAAGGTTTAACTTGGTTCACTGGAAAATGCCAAGGATGTAATAAAATTATTCCTGATATTTCTCATGCTATCAGATTTCCAAGAAGATTTGGAGGCTGGAAAGGATGTTATTGTTCTTTTGAATGTATGCTTGAAAATCCACCATATTTAATCCAAGACCAAGAAAATATTTTACTCAATATCATGAAACAGAACATCAATAAACTAGGGATTATGGACCGTTCTTCTTTTTGTTAATTTATATTGTATTTAATATAAATTATGGACCGTTCTTCTTTTTGTTAATTTATATTGTATTTAATATAAATTATGGACCGTTCTTCTTTTTGTATATAAATTATGTTTGTGTGATATTATTATACGGATTATCAGAACTAGATTCATTATTATATTTAATATTTGTAGTATATACACCATCTAGACCATATGGTATTATTTGGGTATAATTATCATTAAATAAAGTAGGTTCTGTTTTTGTTGGAAGTTGATATCTATTATTTATTGAAATTTTATTTTGTCTTCCTATATTTTCAAAAGAAATTCTTATCCTTTCTGATTCACTTATTTTTTCTCTCCTCATCGGAGTAAAAGAAGTATACGGAATAAACTTTCCTAAAATAATATTAGTTTCTTCTTCTATCAAATTACTTTCAACTGTTGAGTATTTTAAATTTTCGTACTGTAAAGATTTTAAAAATACAACATCTGTATTTAAACCTGTTTTCTGTCTAAGAAAATAGTTTTCTATTTCCGAAGGAGTATTTATTTTTAAGGCTACAAATTCATCTATCAATGTTAAATTACTAATTACTACTTGGTTCCCGTAAACTAGTTGTTGAGGAGAAGGATTTAATATCATTTCAGAACCTTGTAAGAAATTAAATTCTATTCTTTGAGTCTCGTCTTCTGTTAGAGAAACTGGTGCAGGAATATCTCCATCGTATTGATTAGTTTGGACATCATCGGGTGAAATCCAAACCATATCTGGTAATAAATTACTTTGATAAAAACTTTGTTCTAGTGTATTTGGTGTATTTTTTTTGGAATCCAAATATGTTTTTAAATTATTGAAATATTGAGTATTGATAAAATCTCCGGTATTAATATCAAGTTGCATCATCCACATTAAGTATCCATTTTTCATTCCAAACCCTCTGTCTAACACAATGTCATTGATTACTTGAAAATTTAATTTACTCGAACTTTCCGATATAGTACCGACAACAGTAAAATCTCTAATCGGATATTCTTCTATTGTTGATTCAAATGGTTTTAAATCTATTTCAAATTTTGAATCAGATATTGCCTTCATTGGAATAGAAGTAAAAATAAAGGGCTCTAATTCTGTCTCTGTTACTATTAAAGTAGGGTTTGTATTTCCTGATAAACCTATATCAGATGCATTAATAGTCAAAATATCTCCAACATCATAATTTTTTCCTTGATTAGTTATTTCTTTTATTTCTAGACTAGGTATTAAATCTATATTAGTGACATCGTACTTTATATTAACTTGGATATCAAAACTAGCACTAGTTCCTGTGGAAGGTTTACCATCTGAAGTAGTAGCACTCAAAACACTTACACCTGAATAGGTTCCTGTAATTATAGTTTTATTTGTCTTTAATTTAGAGTCCGGATTAACAATAACCTCTCTAATTAATCCAGAATCACTTAATTTGTAAATAGGATTACTAGTTTTGTTAACAACAGTGTTATCAGGAACAGGAAAATAACTTAAAACAGAACCGGTAGTATTTTTAAAATATTCACTTGGAAACTGTAATATATTTTTAGAAAAGTCTTCGACCAGTATACTAGCTGTACCGTCTTGAAATATTTCACCTTGTGTAAAATTTCTAGGAGTTTTGTTTTCTTTTAATTTATATGGATTTTTATTTGGTATAACAGGAGGATTTCCTTCCTTTGTTTCTACATGATAATTGTAAAAATTGAAAGGGGATAATTTTCCAAATTGAGTTAAATTTCTAAAAGTAGTTTCAGGATATTGTGTTATTGGATTAGAACAGTAATTACTGTTCATCGGAAAATCATCTCCGGAAAAATTACTTTCTAAGAAAACTGTATCTTGTTGTAAAGGTGCAGTTATGATACTGTTTTCGTTTTTAGGGAGAGATATCGGTGTAACAAAATTACATCTTTGTTGAATAGGAAATCTTTGTTTGCTTAAATCTATAGATGGCATAAATAACCAATTTATATCTTGAAATTCTGGTGTATTATCTGTTATTTTACGAAGAACTATTTGGGGATTCACTTGATAAACAGAAGTTATTGTTACTTTTGCTGAAGTTCCTGAAAACCCGTTACCTCCTATGTAACAAGATAATCCCCTAGAATAATCTTTTCCAATTTCGCTAATAATAAAACTACCTATTTCGTTATTGGTTCCAGAAACACCAATAACGACTTGGCCTCCGGAACCCGATTCTGATGATTTTTCTGGAATGATTTGGTATTTCCCACCCGGTTGATAACCCGAACCATTTGTTTCTAATTTTATTTCAGCTATCCCTCCAGAATTATCAAATTCCATATCCAAATATGAATTTAATGGTTTATAAATTACACTGGTATAAATACCTGTATCATCAGGGATAAAAGTGTTATTTCCTCCTGTTTCTGGGCCGAATTTATAATTGGTAATCAAAAATTTTTGACGAGCACTTCTAGTGTTACAATTTTGATTAGTTAGGGTTACAGGATAGTAACTATCAGATTCTTTTAGTGTTTTATCTTCTATAATGATACCATCTTCTTTGTAGTAACCTAAATTTAATTCTGTAGAGTTATAAATAGCGGGAGGAACTCGTATTTGACTTACACCAACACATTTAGTTTGAGGATTAATTTTCTTTTCTTCTATTTTAAAATTTAAACTTAAACTACCTATTCTACCTTTACAAGGTTTAATAATATCACATGTGTTTGGATAAGAAATACTAGCTCCCTGAGAAATAAGATTACCTTTATTATCATAACATTTATTGTGTGTTGAATTATCTTTTAGACATTTTTTGGTAACATTTACAGCGTAAATTTGGTCTTCAGAAATACATGGATTGGCTCCTCCTATATGATTTAGACTATTGACATAATCATCAAAAACAGTATTAATATTAGGTTTTGTTTGAGTGATAACATCTAAGGTAGAACCAAACTCGTTTTCAGCGAAAAGATTTTCATAAGTATAAACTTGACACGAATCTGTAAAAGGAACTTTGAAGTTTTGATATATATAATCTGTTGAAGAACTTGGTCCCCAAACTGTAGTGGGTGTATAATAATTATTAACACTTTTGATACCTGAATTTTGATTTTTACTGACAGAACCAGAATCTCTTGTTATTACTTCTTTGACAGAACGAAAAATCAAAAAACCAGCAATGATAATAGTAAAAATAATAAAGATAGCTATGGTTGTTTTTCGGAGGATACTATTTATTTTTATTTTGGTATCACTCTCATTAGCACTCATTTTATTATTATTCCATTATTATTATTATCATCTTTATCCATTTTTATTTTAAATAAAATGTCATTAGATTTATTGAAGGATATATTTTTGTATGGTAATTTAGATTTAGTTTATAACTCAAGTGACATTAAGAAAGTGGATTTTAAAGTTTTTAACAAATACTTAGATTCTGTTACTTTCTTTGATAGAGATAAGAGTTTTCCATGGAGATTTTATCATAATATGGAATTTATCATCAATAGTTATGAAGTTGTTGTTTTAAAAGATGAAAAGAAATCAAAAGATTTCATTGATATTTTTTATCAAATTATTACAAAATATTTAGAGTTATCTAAACATAAGAAATTTGTATCTACTGTATCATTAGAAAATATTAAAGATTATTCGTATATTTTAGTTAATCTGTTAGTCAGAAAAATACACACTAAATTAAATCTATATCAGAAAAATAAAGATTATTTTTATATCAAATTATCCAATTTTGAAGCAGATAAACCATTTCATTATTATTTGGATTATTCTAGTCCTTACGATTATATTAAATGGTCTTCTAATTGGAAATTAGTGTCTAGAGGCAATGAATTAGTATTGTATGGAATAGATATTTATTTAGATTCTTACTTCAAAAATAATAATATTTATTATAATGAATATATGGAAAACGATATTAAATTATTATCAGATAGAATATTTTTTTTAAAAGAATTTTCACCAAGTTATTTAGAAATTCTCCGAAAAAATATAACCAATGTAACTGAAAAACTCTACTGTATTTTTCCGTACAACAAAGTTTATAAAGATTATAAAAAATTATTATTTTTAGATAAAGATATTTATCACAACAAATATATTAAAACAAAAGAAGAATTTACAGATGTTAGATGGTTATTTTCTATTTTACCTGATTTTTTATCTGCTTACCTTCTTGGATTTCCAATTATTAGTTTAGATGTTCCTGGGGAAAAAATTATAAAAAAATATATTAAATATATGGAAGAAAAAGAAAATTATGAAGAATATTATAAATGGTTTTCTGAAAATTTCAACAAGAAATATTTAAGTTCTATTGAATTTGAATCAAAAATTGGAAATGGTTCTGACGATGAAGAATCTGTTGATTTGTGTTACATCAAAATCAAAGATTATAATCAAGACGACATAGTTTCTATTTTTAATAACAATATCATGCATCACTTTTCGTGTAAAGAATTTGAAACTATTTTGAGAAAAGAAGAAAATCCTTATAATAGAGACAAAGTTACTAATCTAAGAAAAATAATAGATAACTTAAAATTTAAGAAAAAAATTAGAAAAAACTTATTAATTCGTGGTTTAGAATTAGAATTAAACGGAACTATGATTGAAAATTATCAAGAGGTAATAGAAAAAATTCAAGACCAAAATAGTAGAGTAAGTTATTCTTATACACAAAACGATATTGAACATTTTTATCGACCTTTGCTGGATATTTTCCTTAGACAGAATACTTTTTAGAAAGAGAAAGAGCCCTTAAAAGAAAGAAAAAATAATTTTTGTATTTTATTAAATATGAAAATGAATTAATAAAGAATTTATATTTTTTAAAATGTCTGAGTATTCATCAATTTTAGATATTTTGAACATCAAAAGTACAAATACTATTTTTAACGTTATAAACTTCACTAATCGGAAAAAACACGCCGTAGATGTTTCAAATGTAATTAATTTTTATAAAAATTATTGTGAATCTTTATATGTAAAAGACTTAAAACAATGGAATATACACCCAATATTTGCTCTTGGAGAAGTAACTAAAGATAGTGTTCCTGTGATTGGAGAATTTACATTTCGTTTTGATTATGAATTAGAAGAAGACGAAGACGAAGACGTTATCTTTTACGAGAGAGATTTAGTACTTAATATGATTTCTATTTTTCAAGAAGTTATTAAAGAAGTATTTTTTGTTTCTTCTAAAGGTTCCGAATTAATCTGTGTGGTCTCAGAGACAATACCATGGAAAGAAAATGAAGTTAATATGGTCAAATTAAAATTCCAATTTCCTTATTGTAAAACTGATAAAAAATTTGCCAATACCACTTTGAGAACAAAGGTAATTCAAAAACTTAGAAGGTCTAAAATTGGAAGATATTTTTCTATCACATCTCCTGTAGGTGATTGGAACACTCATTTAGAAGAAATTAAAGATTATTATCCTTATTATGGTTCTACTGACAACAATAAAAGACCTCCGTGTTATTTTACAGGAATTTATGATAAAAACAGAGAAGAAATAAAAATAGAAGATGCTTATGATTACAAATTACATCAATTTATATCTGGAGATAAATGTATTTCAGACCAAGTAGAAACTTTAGAAGAAGATGTTTCGGAAGAAGATATGAATATGTATTTGCTACCTTTATTTTTAAGCTTAGAGTTTTGGTCAGGTATAGCTCAAGTCAAAGATGAATTTAACACAGGGAAGAATTATTTATCATCCAGCACTGTTTTTTCAGATGAAGATATTGACGAATATAATGAAAATCCAACAGATTTCGAAATGTGTTTAGAATTAATAGATTTATTATCTGAAAAAAGATTTACAACAGAAAGTTATTTTTTAGATATTGGCAAAGCATTATATAAATCAACAGAAGGAGAAGATTTGGGATTAACAGAATGGAAAAAGATTGTCGACCGGAAAAAATTAGAATTTGACGGAGATTATTGTGATAGTAAATGGATTGGATTTGATAACGAAGAAGTAACAGTAAAAACTATGGCTTGGTATTGTAAAGAAGATAGACCAGAAGATTATTATCAGTGGCATGAAAGATGGTGTCGACCAAAAATAGTAGAAGCTATTCAAAACCGAAAATTAGACAACATTGTTGCAGAAGCATTCTATCGAGTTTTTTGGTTGCATTATATGCACACTGGTAAAAGATGGGCAGAATTTAGAAGAAGTCGTCTAGTGATGTTATCAGAAGATTTTACTATCAGACGTGTCATCACAGAAAAGTTTATTCCCTGCTTTGATAAACAAAGAGCTCTTCTTTCAGAAGAAAAATTAACTTTGAATAAAGTTGGTAATAAAAGTAAATTATACAAAGAAAAAGCAGACGAATTGGAAAACTTAATCAAAGAAACTGGAGAATTAATCAAGGATTTGCAAAAAGAAAGATTTCGGTCTACTCTGGTTAAATCATTGAAAGAGTTCTTTTACAAGGAAAATTTAGGAAAATTATTAGACAAAAATCCTTCTTTGATGGGATGCGGAAATTGTGTTATCGAAGTCAATGATAAGATAGCATTTACCCGAAATGGCAAACCAGAAGATTACCTTACCAAGAAAGTTGGTGTTAATTACAAGAGTATTTACACGTATCAACATCCGGATGTTCAAGCATTGTTAAAATACTTTGAACAAGTTTTTCCAGAACCCTCTATCAATCATCATATGAGAAAAGATATTGGTTCTATGTTATATGGTAGAAATGCCGAGAAATATTTCCGAATGTGGATTGGAGATACTAATGGTTCTAAGAGTGTCTATCAGAAAATGATTCGGACTATGTTAGGAGATTACTATTGTGACCTTCCGGCCACATTTTTCAGTGCTCAACAAAGAGGCGGGAGTGGTCCTAATCCAGAGTTAGCACAGACGGATGGTGCGAGGGTGGCATTTTCAGCAGAACCAGATGATGATACCTCTTTCAAAGGAGCTCGAATAAAAAGACTAACAGGAGGTGACAGTTTTTATGCTAGGTCTTGTAATGAAGATGGTGGAACTATTGAAACGTCTTTTAAAAATGTAATGGTTCTGAATATTGTTCCTGATATTACTGGTATGGATGAAGCGACCAAAAACAGATTTTGTATGATTCCGTTCGAAGGAAGATGGATTAGAAAAGATGAAGAGTTCCATGTTCCGGAAACTCATGAAGAACAAGTTAAAGCAAAAACATATTGGATGGATGAAAGATTTGAAGATAATATCCCAAAATTAGCAGGTGCTTTGTTGTGGTTAGCAATCAAATACTATAAAGTTTATCGAGAAGAAGGTTTAACATCTCCAAAGTATATCAAGGATTGGATGAGAGATTATTGGTCTAAACATGACCCGCATATTTCATTCATTACAGAAATGTTGGAAAATCCTAAGGTAAAGATAGAATGTGATGAGTGTAAACTCAGAGATGAGATAGAAATAAATAAGGATGGAGAAGAAGTAAAATGTGAAAAATGCAAGGGAAGTAGACTGGTGGAAGTGATAGATGTTAAGAAATATGTGACAGCAACAGATGTCTATCCGTTGTACAAAAAATGGTTTCGCGAAACGTATCCTCAAGTACAAGTGGTGCCAAAACCCAGAATGACAGAGATTTTATCAACACCAGATAAACTTGGAAAGCAAATTAATAGGAGATGGTATGGGGTGATTGTTCGACGACAACAACCAACAGAAATCTCTGATTTTTAGTTTATTTCATATAAAATAAACTAAATTATGATAATTCCCCAAAATTGATAAAAATAAAAAAAAGTAGGGATTATA